AAGAGGCTGATAAGCTATCAAAGAAATGGAACCGCCGTTTTGTGGTTTATCGTTGCCCGCACTGCGGGGACGCCCACTTGTCGAAGAAATTATACAAACGCGGATATTATACGACTGAGGCTCTTTATATCACCCCCATCGATTTACTTAATCAATGATTATCTCACTACCAATCCCAGCGGCTGAGATATGGCCGAACTCGCGCCTTCACTGGCGGCGTAAGTCCGAAATCACCAAATCCCACCGGCTGGCCGCAAAGAACGTCACCAACATGATGATCTCCCGCCCGCATCACGAGGAGGCGGTATATCACGGCTACAAGCTGGCATTCTATTACAAGGACGCTAGACGCCGGGACGACGACAACGCGGCGGCTTCATGCAAGGCGTATCGCGACGGAATCGCAGACGCTCTCGGAGTGGATGATAACACGCTCAAGCTTCTGGAAATCCCCACGTTTCAAATCGATCGGATCAATCCACGGGTCGAAATCACGCTAATCTCTCACCAAACAAACCAATGACTGATAGAACAAAAGACTTAGTAGAAAAATCCACTCAGTGGGGTATTGACCGAGGCATCACCGGACCCCGAGGTAAAGGAACCTATTTAGGGCAATTCGCCAAATTCCTTGAGGAAGGCGGAGAGCTTTTCACAGCCATTTGCAAGGGCGACGTGAAAGGCGTCCGCGACGCAAGCGGCGATCTCCAAGTGGTTGCGATTCAAGCATGCAAAATTCGCGAAGTGGACATTCTTGATGAGCCTTCGTTCATGAGGAATTACATGACTCAGCAGGATATGGCCGACGCGATCAAGAGCTTCGCCAACGAAGATTCGGAGATGGCTTTCCATCATGTTCGTTATTTGACCCGTCAACTCGGCCACGATCCCGACGAGTGCCTGCAAGAGGCGTATGATGTGATCTCGAAGCGCACGGGCAAGATGTCTGGCGGAACATTTTGTAAAGATGGTTGACCGGCGTTGTAAATTTTACAATGATTCTTACATGAAATTAATCGAAAGCCTTCCCGGCTATTTCATTAATCAAGATTTTCGTGTTATTGGCCCATATAAGAAACCAATTTACGAATCTAACGATAAGGATGGCTACAAAAAGGTAAGGGTCCGGCTCAATGGGTCATTTGTTACACGCAGAGTTCACCGTCTTATCTGCGAGGCGTTTCATGGGCCTCCATCAAAAGAGACTCCATGGGCATTACACAATAATGGAAATAACCAAGATAATAGGCCGGAGAATCTTCGGTGGGGAAGCCCAAAGCAAAACACCCATGACTCTCTGCGCCACTTCAAGCAAGCTGGGGTAGATTACGCCTACTGGAATCAAGGGAATAGACATAAACTTAGTAAGTTAAGCCCAGAAAAGGTCAGAATGATTAGGGAAACCTGTTCAGGCCAACCGCCTCGCGGGACCAAGGTGGAAACCGCAAGAAAATTAGGAGTGAGCCCATCCCTCATAACTAGAATTATTCAACAAAATGGATGGAAACACGTTAAATAAAATATGTTCGAAACATCAGGAAAGATCAAAGTCGTGTTCGACACGCAGACGTTCCCCAGCGGCTTCCAGAAGCGGGAATTCGTCGTCACCACCAACCACGACAAGTATCCCCAGGATCTCAAGTTCGAGGTCGTCAAGGACAAGTGCGAGGTGCTGGAGCAGTTCCGCGAGGGGCAGGACGTGACAGTCAGCTTCGACGTGCGAGGCAACGAATACAACAGCAAGTATTACGTGAGCCTGTCGGCGTGGAAGGTGACGGCTAATGGACCGGCTCCGAGCGGTTCGAAACCGGCCAAACTCCCGCCGCCGAATCCGACTGCGGATGCGCTGGATGAGGATTTTGACGATGATTCAATCCCTTTTAATTGACGTCGTTATCTGATTCGACTAAGATAACGGCGATGAAAACATGCTTTAAATGTCGCAAAGATAAGGAATATTCGGAGTTTTATAAGCATGCTCAAATGGGCGACGGATATCTTGGTAAATGTAAATCTTGCACCAAGGCGGACGTCGCCCAACACAGGGAAGAGAATTCGGAAAAGATCAAAGAATATGATCGAGAAAGATTTCACGATCCCAAAAGGAAGGCGAAGGTCAAAGAATACCAAAAAACAATGAGGACGAAGAACCCAGAAAAGTATAAAGCCAGAACAATGGTTTCTAATGCTGTCCGCGATGGCGTTTTAACCCGTCCAGAAAATTGTTCTGAGTGCGGAAGCGCCGGAAGGATTGAGGGTCATCATTCTGATTATTTTAAGCCTCTCGATGTCGTTTGGCTTTGTTTCGCCTGTCACAGATCGCTCGCACACGGGCAAAAAGTCTGACCCCCACAGCCGACAAATAACAAAAACAGCGCGAAAAACGAAAAACGAGATAGGCGATTTTCGCGTTTTGCGCTTATATAGGGGATCGCCGCTCTGGTGATAATACCGATGGATCAGTTGATGCCTGATTCACAATGCTAATTTCCAAGCGCCCGCATGGGCCTGCGCCACAAATCCTAGGAAGAGTGGGCATCACGCAGAAACCATGCGGGCTATTTTTATCTAAAAATGCCACCGAAATACCTCAACGAAGAAAATCAGGAAGAATCATTGCCGATGCATGAGTGTTTGAATCTTCATGCAGCAAGGCTGAGTCGAGCCGCTGGTAAAATGCGCCATGCAGCGAGGATGCTCCAGGCTGGCAACGAGATCACCACTCGTATTCTGGACGAGAACCGCCAGCTTCGGATCGAAAATGAAAAATTGAAATCTGGTATCACGGAATGAGCTGGCTCGCCTGTCACCGCAATGAATCCGCCCTGGTGCTAATATCCAAGCATCCTGCGGCATTCCTTTTGCTCTCCCTCATCGCAATCAGGGCGAGGTTCCACTCGGAAACCTGTCCTGTGACCGGGCTCGAATCGGGAGAGTGCTTCATTGGCGATTGGGAAGAATGCGGGCAGAAGTCCTACAAGCAATACAGGGTCTCGAAATCAGTATTGCAAAAATCCGGCTATGCAGCCTTTAAAGGGGCAAGCAGAGGGACAATCGCCAAGCTTCTACAAGTGCCTGAAAATGTAATGATTTACAGCATATCAAACGACCGTTCGGGGCAGGGTCAAGGGCAAGCTGGGGGCAAGCTGGGGGCAAGCTGGGGGCCACTAACTAACAAGGAAACAAGGAAACAAGGAAACAATGTTACCGGAACCATCGAGGAAATTGAAAAATTCTGCATTGATTCAGGGCTACCCAAATCAGACGGAACATTTCTATTTCACAAATGGCAAGGTAACGATTGGATGAACGGAAAGCAGAAAATCAAAGATTGGAAGGCTACGATAAGATCATGGAAATCGGCAGGCTACCTTCCGTCCCAAAAGACAAACACTAAAACGAAAGAATTTAACTCCAATGACGTCGGAATCTGAAATACTCACGCTGGCGCAATCAATGCCAGCATCACCTTTAGCGGAGAAGGCAATCCTTTGCTGGATATTGCAGGAGCCGGAAATCTGGCTTCCGAAAGCACGGGCCGCTGGCATCACCCCGGACTCTTTTTATATCAACAAACCCGCTTTCGAGCTTTCCTGCGAATATTTCGAGCGGAATGGAAACCTTGAATTCCTAGCTTTTGCCCAGCACTTAATGACGACCGGAGAAATTCACAAGGTTGGGGGAGCGTCCGAACTAGCGAATTTGATGAGCTACGCCGCGGCCTCTTCAGCGGGATGGGCCAAATGGGTTGAACAGGTGCAGGAGTCACACGCTCACAGGATCGCGATATCAGCCCAGCAAGCGATTGGAGAGTGCTCTGACAGTGACGAGGCCAAGAAAATCATTCAAGACTCTCTAGACGCCATCTCAGCGGCCAAAGCGGGTCCAAGTCGCTCGATCAACTCAAAGCAGGCCAGCGAGGCATTCATCCGGCATTTCGTGCAGATGTCGGAAGCAGGTGATATTCCGGGCCGAAGCACTGGAATTCCCCAGCTTGACCAATCCTCCGGTGGGATGCGGGGCGGAGAACTTTGGGTGATCGGCGGACAGACCAGCCGGGGAAAGTCGGTGCTTATGCTCCAAATCGCGGTTTCCGTCATGAAGTCAGGCGGCAACGTTGCCATATTCTCGCTTGAAATGGGACGATCCGAGATCGTTGGCCGATTGGTTTCCGCGATGGATCGAATCGATTACGGCAGCATCACGCAGCCTCGTGGGGTGACGAGGGGAGAAATTCTGAAGATTCAGCGATCGCTCGAAAAGATCAAAGAGTTCAATTTTTGGATCGACGACGCCGCAAATCAAACCATCGACCATATCACTGCGGAATCCTCAACCATTATGGATGAAGCGGGCAGACTGGATCTAATTGTGGTCGATTACCTCCAACTCATCAGCGGCGATCGGAAGCGCCACGAAAATCGGGAGCAGGAGGTTGCGCGTATATCACGTGGGCTCAAACAGCTTTCCAAGCAGATGGGATGCCCGGTTATTTCCGCAACCCAGCTAAATGAGCAAGGACAGACCCGCGAAAGTAAAGCGATTGCCCAGGATTCGGACGCGCTTCTCTTCATCGTCGATGATGGGATTAAAATTGGGAAGCTCAGAAACGGCAAGCGGGACGCGGTTTTACCTCTAAGGCTTGAGGGAAAATATCAGTGCTTTGAGGATTTCGTTCCGTCCCCACAGGAAGCTACACCGGCACCTAAGAAACAGTGGAACCGCTAATTTCTAACCAACCATGACAACGGTAAATCCCCCAGAATGCCTCCCTCGATCTGTCGAAGAGGCCCGCGCGAATGCCAAGCGGTGGGTCGCCGCCTTCATTGCCAGAGATTATACCGCAGATGACGCGGACAGGGAATCGTTCATGGGTTACGGCGGGCCGAATGACGCGGGCTACGACATCAGCCGTGGGAAGATTATCATGCGAGATTACAGCGCCTGCCCGGCGCGGCGCCACTCATTTTCCTTTCGGCAATTAGCCGATGAGATCGGAAAGCCGGAGCAGGCACTACTTTTCTAACCAACCAGAAGAATGAAAACAGAAGATAAATTTCGAACTGTCCGCCACCACGGGCCGATAAAAAGCCTCAACGCCTACAATAAAAGGATGGCTGAATTTCAAAAAATCGCCCGCGAGCTGGAGATCTATGAAAAGGAAAAATGGCCGGTTGGAATACCATCTCTAGTTGATCTTCTGAGGGCCAGAATGGCTGATCTTGAGATCCGACCTTGCGACCTCGTTTCTGTAATAGGTACAAAGTCAACAGTTAGTATGATCCTCTCAGGCGAGCGGAAAATACCCAGGGAAAATCTTCTACGCCTCGCTGAATTCTTAGAGATCGATGTTTCTATTATCCTTAAATGCGAGGAATCAGACTCAATTCAAACCGAGGAAACAAAACCATGACACCAGCAGGAGCAAAGAAACACGCGGAGGTTATCAGGCAGTTTGGCGAGGGGAAGGTGATTGAATATCGGCCCGACTCCACATTCGAGTGGGCGGTAGCAGAGTGGCCGAACTTCGCCGAGAAGTGGGAATACCGCGTCAAGCCCGAGCCAAAGCGCGCCGCTAAAAAGGTGCTCGTCCTTTGTCAATGGGGACTGGTCCGATCGGTCGCAATTCGACGCATCCTCATCGATGATTTCGGAAGCGATGCGATCGCTGCCGGTATCGAAAAGAATACGGCGGAAACCTTAAGCCTACTCGATGCGTGGGCAGATATCGTAATCGTCGCAGCGGAGAATCTTTCTCAGTCCCCCAACTTCAACCTCCTGAACAAGGATAAACTTCACATCCTCTTCCTCGGTGAAGACATCTGGCAGAATCCTCGACACAAAGATCTGATCGAAAAATCACGGTTCCAATTAAGAAACTTGTCCGAACTATTTCAATAATTCACCATGACCCTGCCCGACAAAATACGCGTGATGGCCGATGCCATGGAGCAGGTGGCGACGCTCATGCACCGTGAGGATAGCGAGGCTATTCAAGATCACGCAGAGCAGCTGCAAGGCGCGGCGGACATCGCACGCGGGTGGGCTGATGCGATTGAGGCTTGTGGATCACCCGTGAGCGACAAACCGGCTTGTGGTCAACGGAGTGGGGAATTTGAACAACAAGCGAAGAGCGATGATGGTTAGTCACTTACGCTTTAGAGCTTGACTGATTTCTGAACGCTTTACAATCGAGCGGAGCGAGTGCGGGAAAGGCGGCGGTTATCGTTGACTTTCCTGCGCTGGTGATTTAGCAGAGAGAGAATATGGCGGCACCAAAGGGCAATAAGTTTGCAGTAGGCAATCCAGGCGGAGGGCGAAAGAGCGAATACAGTGAATCGCTTTTACCGGCCGTTCGGAAGCTTTGCGCGTTAGGGGCGACCGACAAGGATTTGGCTGAGGCGCTAGGAGTGTCAGAGCAGACGATCAACAACTGGAAGGGTGCGCATGAAGACTTTTCTATAGCCCTCAAAGAGGCCAAGGCTTTGTCTGACTCTGCGGTTGAGCGCTCACTGTTCGAGCGGGCGACTGGCTACAGCCATCCAGACGTGCATATTTCCAACTTCCAAGGCGATGTCACAACGACTCCGATCACGAAACATTACGCGCCGGACACCACGGCCTGCATCTTCTGGTTGAAGAACCGGAAGCCGAAGGAATGGCGAGATAAGACCGAGAATGATGTGAATATCCCTGGCCTCTCGGAGTTCTTCGCGTCTCTTCCTCAGAACTACGGACTCCCTAAAGCCTAATGGCTACTGAGAATCCAGAGAAGGCGTCGCCGGGCAATCTGAATGATCCTTGGTGGCGCATCTGCAATATTTACACAATTGAGGACGAGAAGGGCCAACTGCGGGCGTTCAAGCCCAACCATTGTCAGCGCCTTTTCTACTTCGCGATCCACTGGCTGAACTACGTCCTGAAGTCCCGGCAGTTGGGATTCTCGACGTTCATTGCTATTTTCATCCTCGATCGACTGCTTTTCGAGAGCAATAAGAGTGCCGGTGTCATCGACTGCACGATCGACGACGCAAAAAAGAAGCTGCGGAAGATGCGGGTGGCTTACGAGCACCTCGACAATAAAGAGCTTCACCCTGATACGTGGCACCTTGGCGCGGTGATAAAGCTGAAATCCACCATGACAAAGGGGATGGATTCAGAGTTTCCCGAGGTGCTTGTCTGGTCGAATAGCTCAATGATCTACGCTGGAACCTCTCACCGTGGATCAACCCTTCAATATGTTTGGGTTTCAGAGCTTGGTAAGATCGCCCATAAATCGGACGACAAGGCCAACGAAATCCTCGAAGGCGCATTTGAGGCGATGCACGAAGGCGCGATCGGGTTCGTTGAAACCACGCATGAAGGAGGCAGGGCTGGGGTTGCCTACAATCTCTGCACGCGGGCGATGAACGAGACCGCTCAGGCGTTGGCTGACGGAGTGAAACTGATCCGGCTCCAGTGGAAATTCCATTTCTTCGGATTTTGGCAAGACCCGAAAAACAATATTTCCGACGAGGATACGGCCAATTTGAACGTCGATTCGAAGCTTTTCCCGTATTTCGACAAGCTGCGGAACGATCACGGAATCAGCCTAACCACCAACCAAAAGGCTTGGTATCAGCTCAAATGGAAAGGCCGCGAATCGAGCGTTTTAAAGGAGCACCCCGCCACACCAGAGGATGCATTTCAAGCCTCTGTGGAGGGTTCCATCTACGGGGAATCGATCACCACGGCCCGCGCTGGTGGCAGGATCCGCAATTTCCCCGTGGAACCTCGCGTGCCAGTCTATACCTTTTGGGATCTTGGTCGCCGGGATTTCTGCGTCATTTTGTTCATCCAATTCGTGGGGACGGACATTCGGATCGTCGATGGCCTCCAGGATCAGCACAAGGGTGCGGACTATTACGCGAAATACTGCCAGCGATGGGAGCGCGATAACGATATTATCCTAGCCGGGAACATAATTCCGCACGACGGCGATTACAAAAACATCGCTCGGAATGAGTCGGTGAAGCAGGTTCTTGAATCCTGCGGCTTGCGCGATGTGATTGTAGTCCCGGTCCGCCGTCACCGCATTTGGGATAGCATCGACCACGTCCGCTCCATGATGCACCGCATGGTCTTCCACGCTGACAATCTGGACAAGCGGCCAATGATCGGAACCAAGGAAGGCCCTAGCATTATGTCGTGCTTTGAGGCCTACCACGTGCCGCAAAATAGTAATGGAGCTGATCCTGTTCACGATGAGTCCAGCCACGCATGCTCCGCGCTGACAACGCTTGCCGAGGCTGATATTTTAGGGTTGATCCCTAACGCGATGATTGCTGATGTGAGCGACAGAAGCCCGCTTGCGATGGCGGCGATCACAGGCTTTGAAGACTGGTAACTTATGAAAACACACACAATCAGAACACAGGGCGCGCGGCGCAGGCATGAGAAGGCGAAGGGTGAATCCCGCAGAAAGGCGGCGGCAGAGCGACGCTGGAAAGAATTAATCACCGTCAACGCCACTGTTTATCATCCCGCGATGAGGACTTTGGGAGAAATTGAGATTGAGCGTGCTCGACGTGAATCAGAGAATCATCAGGGATTTCTTTCGCGCTTGAGATCCATGATTATGGCGAGCTAATGACCCCGTTCGAGCAATACCTAGCGATCCACGCCGCCGATCCGTCGCTAGGTGATCCGCTCGACACGCTCAAAGCCCACGCCGCACAAGGCTACGTTTACGCCTCGCCAATCGGGTTCGCGCTCGCTCGCCCGGTTTCGCGCCACTGGTCACACCAATCCCTCTCCGATCCGTGGGATTCCAGCCTCTCAAAAACGGAGTTGACGCAGGAGCACGACTGCTGGTATGTGTGGGCAGCGATAGGGGAGCTACCATATCTGCTACAGTTTTTGCCTTACACGCTACCATATATAGCCTTTGCCCGCGTGAGATCGCGGAAAATCCGAATCTACCAAACCGCCAAATTCTTGAATCATGGGAGGATCTAAAGCACCGCCGCCACCAGCCGCCGCGCCGCCAGTTTACGCGACCGGAGCTGAAACCACACAGAAACGCCGCAAGACGCTTCTGGAAGAGCAGCAAACGCGAGGATTGGCTGATACCCAGCTATCCGCACGCGCTCCAGCACCCGGCACGCTTCTCGGAACCAACGGCCAGATTTGATTATGAGCGGACTCACGCGAGATCAATTTAAAAAGGCGATGGCGATCCTTACGGAATCCAAGGGGGATATGAACGCAATTATAGATTGCACTGATTTCATGGCGAGCCTTCACGATATCGAGCTCCCGCTGGTCCACCCAACGCCTCGCCATTTCCGTCGTAGCGGTCCAATTTCACTATTCCCCCTCAACTGATGACAGCCGAGCAGCACCTCACCTACTGGCGTTCGCTCGTCTCTCTCCGCTCGACATGGGATAGCCGGTGGCAGAGCATCCTTGAATGGTGCACTCCGCATAAAGCCTACGTCACCGAGAAATCAGCACCGGGCACGCCACCTACCAGCCTCGCCAACCGGTCGCGAATCCACGACACAACGGCGATCGACAGCACGAACACGCTGGCTGATTCGCATATGTCGAACCTCGTTCCGCTTGGGTCTGTCTGGTTCAAGTGGGGTCCGCCTGATCGATTCAGAGAAGCGGACGAGATTATCCGCTGGTATGCCAGTTGCTCGGCCAAGGCGCTCAAACTGCTGAGCGAATCCAACTTTTACACGTCGATCTACAGCCTTTTCCGCGACCGTTCAGGCCCAGGAACCGGCGCGATGTATATCATGCGGGGTAAAAACAAGACCCTTTCGTTCACTTATATGCCACTTGGCTCCTACGCCGTGGCAGAAAACGAGGAAGGCGAGATTGATACCCTCTACCGCGAATTCGAGCTGACCAGCACCGAGGCCATTGCCAAGTTCGGATCGGACAAAGTCGGCAAAACGATCAACGAATGCCACGCGGAAGCCCTGAAAGGCGACGTGAATTCGATGTCGAAGAAATTCAAGTTCGTTCACGGCGTCCGGCCACGCGAAAAGCGCGATCCGAAGATGATCGACGCGCTGAACATGAAGTTCGAGTCCATCTACATCATGGAAGCGGACAATCACACCGTGGAAACTGGTGGTTTTGACACATTTCCTTTCGTTGTCTCCCGGTTCGAGAAGTGGGGTTGCGAGCCTTACGGGTTCAGCCCAGCTTACAACGCGATGCCGAACATTCTGACGGCAAACTATCTCGTCAAGCTGCTCAAGGCGATCGGCGAACTTAAAGCCGTGCCACGCGTTCTCCAGTTAGCAGGCGAGAAAAAGCAGATTGACCTTCGCGCCGGCGGGGTATCATCAATTAGTAAGGAATCCGCGGCCTTAGGAATGCCCAAAGAGTGGGGCGCAACCGGTGATTTCGAGCTTGGTCAGTGGTTAATTGAATCCGAGCGATCAATTATCCGCAAATTCTTCTTCACGGACCTGTTCAAGATGTTCTCAAACCTGCCAACGCAGGTCTTAAAGGATATGACGGCCACGGTGGCGCAGAGTCTCCGTAGTGAAAACCTCCTGCTTCTAGCTCCGTCATTCACTCAGTTCACAACCGATTTTCGCCCAGCGATGGAGCGGCTTTTCGCCATCTGCTACGAATCCGGCGAGTTTGAAGCGCCACCACAAAGCCTTCTCGATGCCACGAAAGACGCGAAAGGCGAGTTTTCGGATATTCCTTATCCAACGGTTGCCTACATTTCCCGCGTCGGCCTCGCGCTTCAAGAGTTGGAAGACCAAGCCGCCGATGGAGTGATTGCCGCAGCCGGTCAAGCTGCCGCGCTTTATCCCGATATTCTCGACAACTTCGATCTGGACAAATGGATTCGAAACAAGGCGATCACACAAGGAACTAACAACGATTTGACCCGCGAATGGGACAAGGTTGTGAAGCTCCGTGAAGATCGCAACGCCATGATGGCCCAGCAGCAGGCAATGGCGCAGGCACAGCAAGCCGCCACAACCGTGAAGGACGCCAGCCAAGCCAAGCCTGATGTCCTCCAACAACTGATCCCAGCAGCATGACCGATAAAGAAATTGCAGATCTTCCGGACCATGAGAAAGCGGCGGTCATTCGCCGAGCTTTCCAATCGAGGGATGGCAAGAAGGCACTCCAAATCATTAAGATTCATTTTAGCTGCCATTTACCTAGCGCATCCGTCGCTGAGTTTGACACCAACCGCACGTTTTATCAGTCCGGTGTCAGCACCGTCCCATCCTTTATCGACCAGATCCTTGAAGGGATGTGGTCAGAGATTCCCCAGCAGGAAGAACAAGAACCAGAAAACGAACTATCATGAGCAACGAAGAAACATCCATTGAAATTGCCGTCCCAGCGCCGGGGAATTTTATCCTAAAGGAAAAAATATCCTACGATGGGAATTTTTTCGAAATTCGATATTTAGATCCTATTGCCGGGGCTGAACACACGCAAATGGTGGAAGGTCGCGATTTCAAGGAATCCATCCTAAAGTCAGCGCGGGAAGTGGCTATCCGTCACATCTTCGGCCTATACATGTTCCAGCTTGTGAATGACAATATTATCACAATTCAATTCATTTCCTTATGAGCAAACCAAAATTCGAAATCAAAGGCCGCGAGGTATTTCGCGGAGAAGATAAAATCGGCTTCCTCAACGATCCCGATAACCACTTTCAGGCGACTCGCGGAAACGCTGAGCACCGTGAAGAGTTCCTCGCGTGGCATGAGAAGCACGGCGAAACAAATTTCCAAACCGTGCCGGATGGTGTGCAGGGAGAACCTGCAACAGGCGAAGTGTTGCCGCATGAAACAAAGGACGGTGAGGAAAATATCCCAGCACTCGTTATCCCCACGGGTGACGAGCCAAAACCACCGGTTCAACCTACCGCTCCGCCAGTGATCCCTACTGATTCCGGCGAGCCTACGCTTGATCCGATCCCGCAGACCGCCCCGCCAGCCTTGCCTAACGAAACCTACACGATTCCAGACAAGGAACCGCGCATCCGTCCCGGCATCGGCGTTCTCGACCCTGAATATGTCCGCTGGGCATGGCATCAGAGCGAAGATACGTTCAAAGGCGCTTACAAGAAATCGAAAGCCGACTTCAAAAAGGAGCACGGCGATTTCCTTGCTCGCGCCCTCGGCAATCTCGCTGGCAAGGGAGGTGATGCGTGAGTGAAGCCGCAGTCATTGAAGCTCCCGTGACCGAGGTTGTGGAACCTGTTGCGTCAATCCCATCCGGCTCTTTGTTGGGCGGTGCTGGCGCAGCCCCTGTTACTCCTGTCGCTGGCGCTGAGTCGGCAGTAGTAATTCCACCCGGTCCCGCTGACACCCAAGCGATCGAAAGCCCGTATTTTGCAAAGCTAGTTTCCGAAAACGAAGACCTGAAGCAATACGAATCCACCCTTGCCCACTTCTCCAAGCCGGTCACGGCCGAGGAATTCGCCAAGGAAACCGCCAAGGGCTATTCCGAGGCCGTTAAATTCAAGGGCATTCTCGCCCCTGGAGCGGAAGCCACGGAAAAGGACATCGCCACTTATCGCAAGGTCAACGGTATCCCAGCCGATTCAGCGGAATACAAGTTCAGCTCCGCCACCGATACGACTCTTGAAACGATGGGCATCAAAGACCCTGCGTTGAAAAGTGCCTACGCCAAGGCCGCGCATGAAGCGAACATCACCCCCGCTCAGTTCGAGAAGCTGGCGGAAGTCCACGGTAAGGTTGTCGGCGAGCTGATGGGCAAGATGGAAGCTCAAACCGGCGCGGATCAGTCGGCCAATATCAAAGCTCTCAACGAAGGCTGGGGCGATAAAGCACAGGCATTCCTTGGAGACGCGCAGAAGCTGCACGATGTGGCCTTTGTGGGCGCGAATCTCAGCGAGTCAGAACAGAAGGACATGGACCGGTTTATCGGCACCACGGCCTACACAAAGCTCTTGCACTCGCTGGGTCAGCGCATCCCTAAGGAAACGATGATCCACAACGGCGCATCTTCCGTGTTTCAAAGCTCGGCGTCCAAGTTCCAATCGATCAAGGAAGCCATGGCGACCAACCCGAAACACCCGGTTCTCGATCACACGAATCCCAATCACGATGTGGAGCTGAATCGCTTCATTCAGCTTGAGAAGGAGTCGCGAGGCGCTTACTAATTTCCCCTAACTATCCCTGCCCCGCTCTGGATTCGTCTGGAGCGGGGTTTTCTGTTGATTGGCATGAAAAACCCGCTAGCAGGATTGCTCTTCCTAGCGGGTTAACTTTTCTTGAAACTCACCGTGAGAAACGGAGGTCGCTTGGAGTTTTGTTTCAATGGTGTTGCAAACGGAGCAAATCACTGAGGCGGTCAGCCGTCAAGGCATGCTCTCGATTATTTTATACCAGGCGAAAACAGCGAAGGCGGCAACCAGCATCACCATCACGCCAACTACTTTCATCACGATGCGGAATTGTTTTTCAGTCATTTCTCGTCGCCCCCGGTTAAATCTTCACGTGGCACGAGACGCCCAGCCGCAAGCGCCTTCTCAACCGCGTCAATGGCGTATTGGTCCCGTTCGATCGAGTGGGTGACGGCGACGTAGCCGGGGTCTTTCGGAATCTCCGGCTCGGGATTTTTACCAACGCGCAGAATGATGGATTGCTGATCGGAGTTTCCGTAATTCCTAGATTGCCTAGTCCATCCACCCATGCATTCGTAGAATGTCCCTGAGAAGATTTGAGCCGAGACATCGGATGATCCGATTTGCTTTAGAGCTTGTTTCTCAAACTCGGTTTCTGGCGTCAGCACCACTTGGGTGATTCCGTCTTCGATGTAGATTGCTGTTTTCATGTTGGTTAATTGCTTCCGGTAATGGAAGAGCTTGGGTTCTGGATACAGTTCGGGGCTAATCTAGGTAAGTGATTTTTGATCCTGCTTTTAGGTGGTTGATTCGAGGAACTTTTTTGATCCCAGACTTCATCGGTGACCAGTGATGGTATTTGTAAATCATGCGGCTAACCTCGGATTTCGTCAGCCTGAACCATTCGCCTCGGACATGCCTTTTCACGCAGAATGCATGTAGGCAGCTTTCCTTTTTCTTTGATCCAGGCATCGTAGCTTCAATGGATAAATCCGAAAACGATCCCGTGGATAGAGCGCAGACCCTTCCTTCTAGGGTGATTTTGTTATTGGTGAATCCGATCTTAACGAACTCGGTGTTACCTGCTCTCATTACATAGATCATTGATTAGTTCCTTTCCTTTTTATCAAAACCCCTCCTCTCCCCAACCGGAAATGAATCCGTGGGGATTGTAGGGTGACCCTCAGCGCCTTGTTTTGAGTCCTGCGCTAATTTAACTCCTGGGACTACAGCCTTGTTTTTGGTCTGTGCTCGGCAGCGAACAGTGCCTTGTCCTAAATCTAGAGAAAGAAAAAGGGCGGCTCGCAAAGGTCTAGCCCTCCTTTGCAAGTCCGCCCCTTTCGTTTTTCGAAAGAAAGTGTTGTTATCGGTCGAGGGCTAGTCGAATGCGATGCCGAAACCTACCAATCCAGCGCAGATCGTCAATAGGAAAATCATTTAAGAAAAGTTTGACAATTACTCGCCTGAAATGCTAATCCTCACCACGTAGAAGAGCACGGGACACGCGAAAGCACCCCAAGAGCCTACTACATCCGCAGGAGGAATTCCTGAATTGGTGTGATGAACCCAGTTTTTCTGGACACTCGGAAGCCGGAACCAAGTCCGCAGAGGATTATGTCCGCTGCATTCTCCGTAACCGAAAACATTCATCATTATGGCTACCGCCACCACTCCTGACGCACTCGTCAATCACTACAATAACGTGCTCCCTACCATGTGGAGCGCCAAAATCCAGCAAACTGAGAACGCGCTTCTTCCGTTTGTTACTCCGAAAACTCTCACGGGTAAACTGACCTTCATCGATCAGATCAACCCGCTCGATAACATGCACGCGATCACGCAGCGCTTTCAGCGTTTGCAAATCGAGGAGCCAAACTATGACCGCCGCGTCATTGGTTGGAAAGCATTCGAGAAAACCGAAGGCTTCGACCAATACGATGACATCAAGCTTGGTGTTCAGTCGCTGCCGGTCGTTCCCGTTATGACCGAAATGGCAAATCTCGGCCACCGCACCGCTGAGCTTGGAATCATTCAAGCCATCACCGGTCCGAACTACGCTGGTGAAGTCGGAACCCAGGAGATCACGCTCGGTACCGATCGGATCATCCCTTGGAACTTCAACTACGACGGCACCACGACCAAGCGGGGCATGACCCTTGACAAGTTCGCCCGTGCTCGCCGGAAGTTCTACGCCGATTACGCCTACGGCCAAGGTCTGACCAACGGAACCGATCAGCTCTGCGCTGCTCTTTCCGCCGCTCAGATCGAGGACATGGTGCAAGACGCCCGCCTCACCAACCGGTTGGATTCCATCTTCGCGCTGGAAAAACTCCGCAACTTCGAAGCCGATACCTTCATGGGTGTTCGCATCCTCCACACCGAACAAGCGCCTACCCGCTTGGAAGGTTCCGACATCATCCGCCAAGTGCCATTCTGGCTCAAATCGAAAGTCGTGTTCGGCTTCGCGAAGAACTGGACCATGCGCATGTGGGTGGAAGAAATGCTCAACTTTGCCATTCTGATGAACGGCCAGTTCGCTTTCGGCGGAACCCGCACGGAAGAAAAAGGCGTCCTCATCGTCGAGTGCGTTGAAAACCCTGCGTAATCTTAACCAGCTAACACCTAAAGAATTACCATTATGGCTGATACTTATTACACCACTCAGGCAGATGCCCAACGCAAGGCGCTCAATTACGCCTTCGACGCGATCACGTATAAGAACGAAAAGTTCGAATCCGTAGGCATCATCACCCTCACCGGCGCATCTGTTGAAAACGACGTTCACCGCATCGAGTTCATCAAGGCTCCGGCTCAGATCGATTGGGCAAGCGCATCGATCGTCTCGACCAACGCGGCCCTTGCTGGCACCATCGGCATTGTCACGGCAGCAGGCGTTTACACGCCATACGCCACCTTGACAGCGGCAACGAATATCGGACGGGCCACCGCCCCGACGAATATCACGTTCGCCGAACTCCCTGCCGATTGCTGGGTTGCATACCGCCTCGGCGCATCGCCTGCCACCTCTGGAACGGCATTGATCCGCGTCTCTCGCACGGTTCTCTCCTGCTAATCCCGAACCGACGGCCTCGCTCTTGCTCATGAGGGCGGGGCCGTTCTTCTTTATGGCAATCACCGTCACAAAGCTGGAAGTTTGCAATCGTGCTCTAGGCCGTCTCGGTCAGGTCATGATTTCAGACTTTGATGCTTTGACGGTTGTTCCCACCGCCTGCCGTCAGTTTTACGATTCCTGCCGTTTGCAGTTGCTCCGCGCTCACCCGTGGAACTTCGCAATGAAGCGCGAGCCGCTGGCGCAGATGAACGACGAGCCGCGATTTGGCCCGACCCAGCAATATCTCTTGCCTCCCGGCTGCGTCTCCGCGCTGGATTGCTATACGGATATCGATGGCCGGTGCAAGATCGACCGGTTCAGCGTCGAGAATGGTCGTCTTCTCACTGACCACGAGAACTGCTACCTGCTTTACGTCCACGATTACACCGATCCCACAAGCTGGGATTCGGTCTTTACTGAGGCGATGGTTTGTTTTCTCGCGTCTCAGTTGGCAGTGAAGCTCACAGGCGATCAAAGCCTGCGCGTGGCGCTGCTTCAAGAGCTGGATCAGGTCATTATCCCAAAGGCCACCCTCTATAATTCGTGGGAGGATTCCAGCAACGAAAACAACCCGGTTCAAGATTTCATGAACGGTGCTGCGATCAACCGCTATTCCTCGGGATATGGCGGATTTGGTTTCGGCGGCCGCATCATCGATACCAGTAACGTTTACACACCTCTTTATTAATATGGCTGACGAAAATTATGTTCCGTCTCAACTCATCGGAGTGAGCAACCGCAATATTCCGCAACGCGTCGCGAACCTTGAAGGCGCTGCCCTTTACGGTGAAGTGACACCGGAGTTTTTCCCTGATCCATCCACCCGCGCAGATGCTGTATTTGTTTACGGTCCAACCGGAGCGCCGGGACTTGCTCCAAGAGACGAGTTTAAAGGTGATACTGGCCCATCTGGGACGATTGCCATTGGCTCCGTAAGCACTCTGCCGCCAAACTCGAATCCCGAGGTCACAAACGTCGGCACATCGACTGCCGCAGTTCTGAATTTCGGATTCTCCGCCCCGGAAAAGGGAGATAAAGGTGATCCTGGCGAAGTTACCGCCACTCAGCTCAATGCTGAAACCTCCGCTCGTCAGGCCGCTGATGCAGCTCTAGCCGATGCAGACGTTGAAATCTTCGATCTTCTCGAAAAGAGAACATTCCCAAAAAGAAAGGTCACGATCGTTGGTGATTCTACTGCGGATTGGTTCATGCCAACCGCAACCACCGATCCCGCGCACGGCTCTGAACCTCCTTACGTTTACATTAAAAACCAAAACACTTGGGCCGCTCGGCTTGAAGCGTATTTGCGCACTCTAGGGAATGTCGATTTCACCAATCTCGCAGTTGCTGGAACTCGCATGGAACAATCGGGTATCGATACCAAGCTTGAGGATTATCAGGTCGAGGAAGGGCAAGATGGAACCGGATTCATTTGTTTTGGTCATAATGACTTCAACTTTGGCGTGGAAGTTCCTCCTGCTGATCGTGCTGCCGCCGTTTACGCTGTGGCTCTAATATGGCGTCAAGCTTTCATCGATGCTGGCTACACCGAAATCATCATCATCTGCCCAACGTGGTATCACACCCATCGGACACGCGATGTTATCTTTTCACAACTTGCCGCCGCTGATGAGATTGGCGCTGGCGGCGATGATCTCTGGAAAGTCGTGATCGACCAGGGATATAATGAGGGATGGGGGATGGGCTACACTCTGACCGATGCGGTTCACCAAGGCACTCCGAGCCATCAAACTCTTTTCAATCGAATTCGTGCCCAGTGGATCGAAAAAGTGAAATTCCTCACCGTTGATACGCTGCTTTGCGGTCCCGGTGGATGGTTTCCAACAACTTCCGCCGCAACCGCATGGGTATTCAATCGACGCGCTGGGCTGGCCGCGAATTACAAGGTGGTTGGTGGTGATATTTTGTGCGTTTCTACGAACAATCAAGATGTCACAGCCAATCGATATGGTGACGGCAACTGGCTCGGTCATGGCACAAAAAGTATTCTCATTGAGGTTACTAGCGGGTGCGTTCTTTACTTGAATCGCACCACTGATCTCCAAGCTTCGGGCGCGCAACCGTCACGACTTGAAATCACCGGCGCTGGAACCATGGATATCCTTTCTAATTACGGATCAGGACAATCGGCGGCCCTGAATAAACTTGGATCGAACCCGAATATCTTCTCTATTCGAAACATCAAGGTTTCGGGCGGAATCTGGTTTGTTAGTCCGGGCAAGATTCGGGTTACTGCCGAGTCCATTGACTTCACATCTTCAACTTGGGAGCCTTTCGGTTCCTTTTCTCAGGCATCTGGATTTGTCGGCGGAGTGGTAGTTGGTCCGAATACCTACGTGATTGGAAATCACGCTGTAATCAACTGTGAAACTGGGACGGATGGAGTAAAAATCCTTCACGGCTGCACTCTAATCAACACCGCAGGCGGAAAGATTGAGACCGAGACGCCCGGTCCGGTGAATTTCGCCGCCGGATCATTCGTGAGCAACTCCACGCCCGCGACCGGCAAGACATGGGGCGGCACCGCTCCCGGAGTTCTTGACGCTGGAGACTATTAAAAAACAATCCAAATGGCATCCCTACCAACAAATTCAACAATCACCACCGTAGGCGACTACGACATCCCTCTTCGCGTGGGGTATCGTTATCTCCTGCTTACAAAAACCGCGACGCCTACCACGGCTGATGTGCAGATCAAGTTCCCTGTGGGAGCTTCGGATGCGTTCGTTGCCGCCGATGGCGGGCTTTTCCTTGCTGATACCGGCAAGAGTGAAGGTCGCTTCATCGCCGTGGCTTCACCGGTTCGAATCTCCGTAACAGCGATTGGCGATCCAATCAAAATCACCCTAATCGGACTCTCTGAATAATGGAAGCTGGAATCTTTGACAGTAGCGGGGAGGCTCCGGCCTTCATCATCTTGCCCGGACCGTATGATGACGATGCGGAAGCAGCAGCTAACGGCGTTCCGGTTGGAGCGATGTATAATAATTCTGGAACAGCAGCTATTCGAGCATCATGAAGACAATTGCACTGCTACTAATTCTATCGATCCTCCCATCCTTCGGGCTGGGCGAGATCCGTTTCATGCGTAAAAACGCTGGCGGAACCTACATCCTTGTCGATTCGCCAGCGCCGACTGCGGGAAATCCGTATTTCTTGGCGATCAACCCGGTAACGAATTCACCAACGATCATGCCGATGGGCTGGGAGTTCGCGGCGGATTCGTTGACGAATTCCATCAACCTATCGAGCGCCTTTTGGGATCAGCTCGACACGGATTACATGACCCGTCCCGAGGCAGAGACGGCCATTGCGGATATGCAGGCTGACATTGCCAGTATTTCGCTAACGCCCGGCCCTACGGGGGCCACTGGCGCTGCCGGAGCGACCGGGCCAAAGGGTGATAAAGGCGATACCGGAACCGCTGGCACAAATGGAACCAATGGCCTACCCGGCGCGAAAGGTGATACCGGCGATACTGGTCCAACTGGCAGCACCGGCCTTACAGGCTCAACCGGCCCGCAAGGCATTCAGGGAATCCAAGGTGTCAAAGGTGACAAGGGAGATGCTGGCGACCAAGGACCGCAGGGGATTCAGGGCGTGACTGGTAACACGGGCGCAGCAGGAACTAACGCTACCACCACATCAGTTGCTACAACTTCCGTGAATGGCCTGCTTTCGGCTTCCGACAAGGCCAAACTGGACGGCCTGAATACGAAGCGTCGGGAAACCTACAGCGGCACAACCAATGGAAGCGGCGTTTACACCGTCACTTTCGGAACCGCTTTTTCCGTAGCTCCCAACATTCAAGTCAGCCTCAACGGTGGAACAGACACTCAAACTTGGCGCGTCACATCCATCACCACAACCGGCTTCAGCGTGACCGTCAGAAATAGGGTGGACGTTATCGGCCTTTTACCGACATATTCAAACGTGGCAACCGCCGCTCTGGACGTTCTTATCACCGAAAAATAACTATGACCGCCTCCAGCTCCAACACCCGCCTGATTCTTTACGTCGCTCTCACGATGGTAACTGCCGCAGCCGCGGGTTTGGCTACCGTGGATTTTGCGGACTTCAAGCAGATCGCGGCGTTTATTCTTTCGGTGATTGGCTCGGGGCTTACTACGGCCCGCGCTTATATCGACAAATCGACTAGCGAAGTTCTCCCAAAATCAGACCAACCATGAACAAAATTAAATTCGGAGATGCTATCGAAGCTCTCAAGCAAGGAAAGATGATTCAACGGGAAGGATGGAACGGGAAAGGACTTTTCGTATTCCGCCAAGTGCCATCACAAATCCCTGCCGATGTGATTCCCAAAATGCAATCGCTCCCGGATGCGGTGAAAGCCGAGTTCGAGAAGCGCGGCAAAGGAATCGAATACTCAAACCAGATGGCAATCGTAAATCAAGAGAATGAAATCAACGGTTGGGTTCCTAGTGGCTCCGACGCACTGGCTGAAGATTGGGTAATTTTAGAATAATACAACCATGAAAACTAACCTAAAATTCACCGCCGCCTGCCTCGCATTCCTCGCCCTCGTTTCGTGCGCGGGCTTCGGAATCACCACGCCATATGGCAATATCGAAAGCTCGAAAGGCGTTATCGTGATCGTGCCGAATCAACGGCCGGTTGTGATCCCTATCCGTGACGAGAAATGAAACCTCTCGTGGCGATCGCGGTTGGGCACTCGCGCCAGATCAATGGTAAGACCGAGGGCGGCGCTGTGTCTGTCGGCAAGGTTTCTGAGTGGACCTACAACGCGGATCTAGCCAAGCGAATCCAGGAGGATTTATCCGATAAGGGAATCCGCTCTGTCATTTACAGCCGCTATCAGGGTAACGGCTACACCGCCGCGCAGAAGTGGCTTGCGGCTCAACTCAAGGATATCGGCGCGACGCTGGCGATCGAGCTCCATTTTAACTCGTCTGACTCCCCATCCGCGACCGGCCACGAATGGCTTCACTATCAAACTTCCACGAACGGCAAGCGCCTCGCTGAGAGCCTTGACCAATCGTTCCGCGTTGCCTTTCCGGTTCTCCGCCCTCGCGGCGTGAAGTCTCCCGAGAGCGGACGAGGCGATGCATTCCTCAAACTGACTCATTGCCCCGCCATAATCGCGGAGCCTTTCTTCGGTTCCAATCCAAAGGACTGGAAAATGGCCGAGGATGAAAAAGGCGCAATTTCGGCTTCAATCGCTCAAGGAATCGTCAATTATTTGGGTTAATGTCCGCCAACATGGAAGCAACCACCAAAGAAAAGATTTCGACGGTTTACCGCGCGGCCATCGGCTTGGCGGTCAGCGCTATTACCGCCATGGTCACGATGATTTACGGCATCGCGAAAGACACGCGGTCCGAGGTCACAAAGACCTCGACGGTCATGTTCGCCTTGATGGAATATCGGATTCCGCAAATTGAAGCGAATGCCGCCAGAAGTGACAGGGAATGGACGCGGCAGCTGGAAAACCTTGAGCGCCGACTTTTGCAGATGAGGGAAATGAGCGATGCAGGCGGATCAGAGATGGCAAAGATCCGAACCGAAATTGCCCTCATCAAACAAAAGCTTTCGATTGCCCCTTGAGCTGGAAAATGGTTTAACGATTCCAGCCAATGCCGATCCACGCCACACAGAGAAACTTTAACGCGGGAGAGATCGGCCCGCTTCTGGATTCTCGCGCTGATTTGGATAAATGGCGCTCCGGTTTGGCGCGCTGCCGCAACTTCCTTCTGACTCCATATGGGCCTTTGCGCCGTCGAATGGGCTTTAAATTCGTAGCGGCGGCGAAGTTTCCAGATCGCGAATGCAGGGTGATTGGATTCAACGCCTCCCGCTCTCAGGGCTACTGCATCGAGCTGGGCCATCTCTACATGCGGTTCCATCAATACGGATTTCCGCTACTGGTTGACGGCGATCCTTTCGAAATCGAAACGCCTTGGACTGAAGAGCAAATCTTCGAGGTTCAATATGAGTCGGTGAACGATCTCATTTTTCTGACTCACCAGTCGGTCCCTGTTCAGATTCTCAGCTATTTCTCCACCTACGATTGGGAGATTGCGCCAATGGCTTTTGATTGGCCTCCACTTAAGGATGAGAATACGACCAGCACCACGCTGGCAATCACCTCGTTTGTCAACGTGCCGGTTGTCACCACGATACCATTCGTTGTCACGGAAGGAGCGGAGGGTATCACTAGCGGCTCCATATCTTCCAGCGGATCGCGCACGGTCGTTATCAACTCGATGGCCGAAGATCCTGACCCGAGCACCGGAGAATATCTGCGGCTAGAAGGTAGCACGGATGGTGGCGCTACTTGGGTTACGCTTCAAAATTACACGGTTCCCGGAACTTTCGCAGGCGTTTACACCGGCCTTTTACGGCTTGCGGCGAATTTCTACCAAGTTGACGCCACGCTTTCGGCCTCGGTTAATAACCCTCAGATTTCCGCTGGCGACATTATCACCGTCTCCGCATCCTCTCCGCTCTTCACGGCTGATTCAGTCGGCCAATATTACTCAATGGGCCATGAGCGGGACACGACTGAGGTTCGGTTATTCCTGAATGGCATTGCGGTTTCTCAGCCTATTTTCGTTCGTGGCGATTGGTCGCTGAATACCTCTGGAACGTGGAACGGCAATATCTACGTTGAGCGCAGCAAGGACAACGGCCAAACGTGGGAAGCTATTCTCAATCGCCGCTCGGACAAAGACCGGAACATTGCAGAGACAGGAACCGAAAGGGAAACCGTTCTCTTACGCCTGCGCTATGTCGGCGGGGGCGACGGCGACCGATGGGCGACTCTGGACGTTTCAGAGGCTATCGTCGATGGGGTCTTTCAGGTCACGGAATACATTTCGCCGACTCAGATCAAGGGCGTGGTCCTTGTCCCTATCTTTTCTCAGGAAACAACGACCATCTGGCGGGCTGGAGCATGGAGCCAAACGACTGGTTATCCCCGCTGCGTCCAATGGCATGCAAACCGGATGGCCTTTGCCGGAACAAAAGAGCAGGGCGCGGCAATCTGGTTTTCTACGATCGAGGATTACTACGATTTCGAGTATCGCGGCGAGGATGACTCCGCATTTTTCAAGGTTCTTGGCGGAACTCAGCAGGAATCGATTCAATGGCTCGCGAGTCGCTCGGTTCTTTCCATTGGCACATCAGGCGGTGAATGGATCGGAGTTTCAGGCGAAGAAAAGAAGATCGTCACGCCTTCGACATTCTCGGTTGAGGCTCAATCCGGCTACGGCGGAGAGGCAATCAACGCGCTCCTTGCGAACAACACCGTTCTTTTTGTTCAGGCGACCGGACGGAAGATCCGCGAGTTTTCCTATGTTCTTTCTGACAACTCCTACGATGGCGCGGACCTCACGCAACTTGCGATCCATGTCACCAAGGGCGGAATTCGCGATACGGCCTTGCAGCGCCAGAGGGATTGCAACCTTTGGGCGACGACGAACAACGGCGAGCTGATCGGCCTGATCTATGAGCGGGCGCAGCAGGTTGTCGGCTGGCACCGGCATGATACTCAAGGCGATTTCCGTAGCGTTGCCACCGCTTACGAGCAAGGCGAAGAGGATTCGATTTACGTAGTGGCCCGTCGTGTGATTAATGGTGAAGAAGTCCGCTACATCGAGCGCGGCGTCCCGAATCAGCACGAACTTTTAGAGGATGGCGTTTTGGAAAACATGCCGTTCATGGACAGCTTCACCACCTACGAGGCCGATCCGACACCGCCAGACAATCCGTTTTTCTCATTCTCTGCCACCGCCGAGTTCAGCGAGCCATACAGCACCGCTCGCCGCATGGTCGCAATTTTCCAAGGTCAGACGACCGGAAATAACGAAGGGCCGACAACCTACGGAAGCTTCACGCTTGAAACCGAGCCGGATCACATCGAGTCAATCGTGATGGCGATTCAGCAGGCGTTCCAAGACGGAGTTTTGATCCAGCCCGGTAACGTGGAAATCTTCTTCATCAGTGAGCCGGTCGATTATCCATCGTCCACAGTCGCTCTCGACATGGCTTACAACGGCGAGACGGAATCCAACACGATCACGCTACCAGCTACGACCGCAGGCGGAACCGTTACCAGTATTCCAGGCGGAACAGTTTCGGTCTTCGATGACGGAACGTTTACCTATATCCCGCCACCGCCACCTCCAGAGCCAGAAGACCTTGATCCCGAGGGGGAATTCAGCGCGGACTTTCTGGAGCTTTCATGGAACGACATCGACGCGGATTCTTACAGCGTGTCGCTCTATCTCAACGGATCGCTTCTCCGCTCTGAGAGCGTGACCGATCCAGAATTTAGCTACCCGAAAGAGGATTTCGAATCAGACGCCGCAACCGCAGGTGAAATGCGCGCAGGTGAAATCGTCGCTTATATCACATCGACGACTGGCGGAATCGAGAGCGATCCCGAAATCATCACCTGCACCGCGCCTGTTCGTCCCGCGCCTGATGGTCTAGTTGCTATCGCAGAGCCTCCCGGTCCATTTGAAGAATATTCCTACGACTGGAACGAGGTTACGTCCCCGTATGACGCTCCCTACAGTTTCTGGAGAAGTATGGGCGGATCGTATAACGTGACGACTCCACCAACTATCGCGGGCGGACTTCCCGGCGATACTTGGAAAGTGGGATCGATTGATTACTGGAGGGATCTGTCGCTTATTCAATTCTCACCGGAAGAAATTCTAACCTAATGCCTTTCGATATTCCAGTTCCGCATCTCATCGGGAAGACCGTTCAAATCTTCGCGGATGGCGTAATTTTGCCTGAACAGGTCGTATCGGCTGGTGGCTTTGTGACCGTGGCGAATCAGCCGCAGAAGGCATTCATTGGCCTCTCCTATCCATCTCTAATTGAAACCCTGCCGCTGACCATCCAGCTCGAAGCAGGCGACTCCCAAGGCATGCTGAAACGCGCTGGCGAGGTTTGGCTACGGACATGGAAGTCGGTCAATGCCGAGGTTGGCCCGGTCGAAGAGTACGCCGGAACATGGGAACCGCTTGACCCGAGCGGCCGTCGTCGCGTGAGTGACCATGAAATCCCCGAGGTTGGTGAAATTGGAGACCTTGAAGACTGGCGTTTTCAAATCCCGGCCGGTAGCGATTCATCTTCCTGCGTGGCGATCCGTCAAACTCAGCCGCTTCCCCTTGTGATCCTTTCCGTTACTTCACTTTTCAACGTCACCGAAAAGCAATGATCTCCGTTCGCCCCTACAAAGCCGCCGATTACGACATGGTTTCCGGTTGGTGGAAAGCTCACGGCTGGGAAGCGATGTCACCCACATTTCTACCGGTGGTAGGAATCGTGATCGAAGACAACGGAGTTCCCCGGTGCGCCGTCTGGATCAAGCAGGAAAACT